TGGAAATGTAAAATTTTATTAGTATCTTTACACTTATAAACCAAATGTTATGACAATCAACTATAAGAACCCAGAAGTGGTGGCTCAAATAGAGCAGGAGTATCCGGAAACGACAGCGGAATACAAAAAGATTATGATAGAAGGATATGAAACCTTCTGTTTAAAACAATCCAATTACGGACCAGGTAATATATCAGTAGGAACATCTCTGATTACTGAAGAGGAACGAAAATTATCTCAAACGGGATTGTGGTTCAGGATGAACGATAAGATTCAGAGATTGAAACAATTGGTGGTATTAGGTAAGCAGGATAATGTGGGAGAAGCGGTAGATGATACCTATCAGGATTTATCTGTATATGGAATCATTGCACAATTAGTACAAAGAGGAAAATGGGCTAAATAATGACTTACATTAATATATACATACCTAAGTTAAGTGAGTTAAAACAAAGATTAGAAGAGAATCCTAATCTAATTGAGTATTACATCAAATACGAAGGTTGGACAGGAGATTCTGATTCAATTAATTTTTTAGAGGAAAAGGTAGAAGAATTTTTTAAAAATAAAAATAAATAAAATGAAAGTTTGGTTATGGAGAGCGTTGGGCTTACTATTCGTAGGTTGTGCATACATTGGGGCTATTGTTCCTGGTGTACCTATGACAACATTTGTAATTTTAGCAGCATGGGCATTCGCTAAGAGTTCACCAAAGTTAAATCATTGGTTACATACTCACCCTAAGTTCTCACCACATTTAATTCGTTGGGAAGAAAAGAGTATTTATCCAACAAAGGTAAAATGGATAATGGTAACCACTATGATTATCAGCTATATTATTCTATTATTTACATTACATAAACCTGCGGCACTTATAGGTATTGGTGGATTTATGCTGTTTTGGATAGTATGGGCATGGAGATTTCCTGGTTCAGAAGAAGAGTGGGAGAAAAGAAAAAAGGAAGGTAAAAAAATAGGTTGGATAAAGTAATTGTTTTCGTATATTTGTATATATTTATAGGGGAATCCCAACTCCTTCCGTTTTATGAAAAAGTTTTTAAACAAAATCATCTCATTCTTTACTCCTACACCTAAAGGAGAATTTCCTGCAACCCCACGAGGTTTTACTGCTGCCAAAAATTGGGCACAAAATCAACCACACCCATATTCAGAGAATTTAACTCTATGGGAATCTATTTACACCACAAATGATGATGGATGGTATGTTCTTCAGAGAATCAACCGTCATAAAAAATTATACGATGCTTACAAAAAATGTAAGGATAATAAGGGGTGCAATGAACTGACTCTCAAAGAGTTAGAAGACGAAATATTTTAGTAAAAAAATATTAAAAAAAGCTTGGAATATTCGATATATTAGTGTATCTTTGTTCTAAGTTTATCAGTTAAAGATATTTATATCTATAAACATTAAACTTAATTTTAAACCATAAAACAAATAAAGCATGTCAACAAACATTGATGCAATCAGAGCCCGTCTGAACAAACTTCAGGGCACACAGAAAACGGCTGACTCACTATGGAAGCCAACAGTTGGTAAACACCAAATCCGTTTAGTACCTTACAAATTCAACAAGGATATTCCTTTTATTGAATTGTATTTTCACTACAACATCAACAACAAATCCTATTTATCACCAGCTTCATTCGGAAGACCTGACCCTATCGTAGAGTTTGCAGAAAAACTTAAGAGAATGGGTGGAAAGGATGATTACCGCGAAGCTAAGAAAATGGAGCCAAAATTGAGAACTTTTGTTCCCGTAATCGTAAGAGGTCAGGAAAGTGAAGGTGTTAAGTTTTGGGGATTTGGTAAGACAGTTTATCAAGAATTATTGGGTTATTTCGCAGACCCAGATTACGGTGATTTATCCGACCCAATCAATGGTAGAGATATCGTTGTAGATTACGCAGCAGCGGAAGGCGGAGCATCTTACCCAACTACTACTATCAGAGTTAAACCTACAACTACTAAGTTGCATGAGAACGATGATAAGATTAAGGAGTTGATTGGTAACGAAAAAGAAATCACAACTATCTACTCAGAATTGTCATATGATGAGTTGAAGAAAATCTTAGAAAATTGGTTAGCTGGAAACACAACTGATGAAGGTGCACAATCTGCTACACAAGAAACACTTGTGGCTAAAACAGAAAAGAGTGTAAGTGATTCATTTGATTTCGATACAAAGCCTCACCAATTAGATGATGAGATTCCACAATCAGCTACTCAACAAGAGTTGCCTTGGGATGAAACACCATCGACACCTGTATCTAAAACTACTCAACAAGTAGCAGATGCATTCGAAGATTTATTCAAATAATAACAAGTTATAAATTATGGCAAAAACTGATTTAGCAGATATTCTGGTCGATAGTCTGAACAAGAAAAATAAAGACCAAAAAATCGCCTTCTTCTTAGATGATGATTCCGATGGAGCACCAACCAATGTAAATGGATGGATTTCAACCGGAGCAGCTATGATGGATGTTGCTATTTCTAATCGCCCGTATGGTGGAATACCTGTTGGTAGAATTACTGAAATCACAGGTTTGGAGCAGAGCGGTAAATCATTACTCTCTGCTCACATCTTAGCGGAAACTCAAAAGCAAGGTGGAGTTGCAGTATTGATTGATACTGAAACTGCGGTAAGTAGAGAATTCTTTGATGCAATCGGAGTAGATGTATCCAAACTTCTATATGTGAGTGTAGATACAGTTGAGGATATCTTTGAAACAATTGAAACAATCATTGAGAAGGTTAGAACATCTGAAAAAGATAAGTTAGTAACAATCGTTGTGGATTCCGTTGCGGCGGCTTCTACTAAGAAGGAAATGGAATCAGATTATGATAAAGACGGTTATGCAACCGATAAAGCTATTATCATATCTAAGGCAATGAGAAAGATTACCAATGTAATTGGTAGACAGAAAATTGCAGTTATCTTCACAAACCAATTAAGACAAAAGTTAGGAGTAATGTTCGGTGACCCTTGGACAACGAGTGGTGGTAAGGCTTTGGCTTTCCACGCATCGGTTCGTTTAAGATTGAAGAACGTTGGACAAATTAAAACTAAAGTTGGTGGAACGGATAAAGTAGTAGGAATCTCAGTAAGAGCACAAGTGGTTAAGAACCGATTAGGGCCACCACTTCGTTCGGCAGATTTCGAAATCTACTTCGATAGAGGTATCGATAACTATGGTAGCTGGCTAACTGTATTAAAAGATAATAAGTTAGTTAAACAAGGTGGAGCTTGGTATGAGTATGTAGATACTGATACCGGTGAAGTTGTGAAATTCCAATCGAAGGATTTCATTGTAATGATGCAACAAAGACCTGAGTTAAGAGACCAAATTTATAAAAAGATTTGTGAGACGACTATTCTTCAATATAAAAAGGATACATACGATATTGAAGCAATGGAAGTTGATACAAATTTACCAAATGAAGTAGAATAGTGAATAACAAATACAAGAATTTATTAGATGAAGTAAATTTGGAACATACCACTAAACACCTTAGAACTAGAAATTCTAAGGTGTTATTTGTGGATGGTTTAAATATGTTCTTCCGTTGTTGGAGTACAAACCCAACAATGAATGAGGATGGAGAACACACGGGCGGCATGGTTGGATTCCTAAAATCATTAGGAGCAGTTATACGACAGGAGAACCCTACTAGAGTAGTAGTAATATTCGATGGTAAAGGTGGTTCACAAAAAAGAAAGGAAGTATTCTCAAATTACAAAGCGGATAGAAAAGTTAAATTCAGAGTCAATCGTCAGTATGATGATATGATGAGTGAAGAAGATGAGCAAGTAAGTTTGAGAAGGCAATTGAGTTCATTGGCTAACATCTTAGGTGTATTGCCAGTAACTACAATGATTTACGATAACATAGAAGCAGATGATGTAATCGGTTATTTGGCTAAACAAGTTATCAAAGAAGATGAAGGAGCATTAATCCTTTCATCTGATAAAGATTTCTTACAATTAGTTTCAGAGAATATCCACGTTTGGAATCCATTGAAGAAACAAAAAATTGATAAGGATAAATTAAAAGAATTATACGGAGTTCACGCTGAAAACTTTATATGGTATAGAGTAATGGATGGTGATAAATCCGATAACATAGATGGTGTAAAAGGATGTGGATTAAAAACACTTCTTAAAAGATTACCTGTATTGGAAACTGATGTTAGATTGACAGTGGATGAACTGATGAGATTAGCAGAAGAACAAAAAGGAGAATACAAAGTTTTTCAAACTATTTTAGATAGTAAAAAAATCATCGAAAGAAATTTCCAAATAATGCAATTGGAAGACCCTGATATTAGTGGGATTACCAAACTTAAAATAAACGATAGATTTAATGAATCAGTTGAACCATTAGATAAAATGAAGTTTATTGGGTTTGGCATGAAATATAAAATCCTACAAAATTGGGGAGATGTAAATGATTGGTTAAGGTCATCATTTGGTAATTTAGTTTTATAATAATTTGGAAATACCAAATTTTAATCTTATATTTGTTGAATGAGTGAAGCGGTAGATAATTTAGCGAAATACGGACAGAGTTACCAAACGAAAGTGGTAACTAATTTAGTAACAGATAGACCTTTCTTAGAACAAGTTTCGGATATTTTGGAAACAAAGTATTTCGAATCTGATACTAACAAATGGGTAGTTGATATAACCCGTAAATACTTTCACAAATATAAGAATACTCCTACTACGGATTTCTTTAAAACGGAGATACAAAAAATCACCGATAAGGCACTTCAACAAAATGTTCTTACTCAGTTAAAAGCAATTTATTCTCAACAAAGTGGTGGAGATTCTGAATGGGTTAAGAATGAATTTGTAACATTCTGTAAAAATCAAAACTTTAAAAATGTTATTCTTACTTCGGTTGATTTATTACAAACCGGCCAATTTGATAAGATTGAGAAGTTGGTAAGAGATGCAGTTAAAGTTGGACAAGCAAATGATTTAGGATTAGATTACAAAGAAGATATTGAAGTTCGTTTTGAAGAAGTTAATAGAAGAACTGTTAAAACGAATTGGGATGTTATTGATGATTTAACTGATGGTGGATTAGGGCCTGGTGAGTTAGGAGTAATTGTTGCACCATCTGGAGTTGGTAAGACTTGGGTTCTTTGCCACATTGGAGCAGAAGCAGTTAGACAGGGTAAGAATGTGTTACACTATACATTAGAACTTACACAAAACTATGTTGGACAAAGATATGATACTATCTTTACCGGTATCCCATCATCTGATTTAAAAGAGAACAAAGACCAAATTAGAGATAAGGTAGATAAACTAAAAGGTGGTTTGATGATTAAATATTATCCACCAAAAGGTATTACTGCAAACACAATCGCTGCGCATATAGATATGGTTCGTTCAACCAAATTTCAGCCCGATTTGATAATTATAGACTACGCTGATTTATTAGTTTCAGTTAACTCTAAAAACAATTCAGATTATCAAGAGCAAGGTGGTATCTATATTGATTTAAGAGCAATGGGAGGTGAGTATCAAATACCAATTTGGACTGCATCCCAAACTAATAGAAGTGCGATTGAAAGTGATGTAATTCACGCTGATAAAATCGCGGATAGTTATGCAAAAGTAATGAACGCAGATTTAATCATATCAGTTAGTAGAAAGGATACTGATAAGTTGAATGATACTGCTAGATTCCACGTTATGAAAAACAGATTTGGGCAGGATGGATTAACATTCCCTGCAAAGATGAATACTAATAAAGGTGTGATTGAAGTATATGCGGCTAATTCATCAAATGGAATTATAGCAAGTAAGGAAAGTAAAAATGGAGAATTATTACAAAAACAACTACTGCATAAAAAGTATGTAGATAATATGGGATAATATGAATGAAGCTGATTTAGAAATAATAGATGAAATATCATCAGGTATGGCTATATTAGATGGTTTGAATGAAGCTATAATTGGATATGATAGTAACACAACTAGGATTATATATGACTATGACCTTATATTAGAGATTTTAATAGAAAAGCATTCTCTAACAATTGAAAATGCTATTGAATATATCGATTATAATATAGTTAGTTTACAATTAAACGATGATGAAGGTAACAATATATCCCCTATAATTTTTAATAGATTTCCGTTTGATGAATCGAATGATTAGAAAAAATTCTAAAGAAAACTAAAGAAAAAACGACAAAAAAGATTTCTAAAGAACCAAAAATTTTTTAGAGATTGTGATGTATTTATTCTTACCTATTAGAATAAACACATAATAAAGACTACACTATGAGCAAATTATTTACGGATAGAATCCCCTACAAACCATTTGAATTCCCAGACTACTACAATGAAGGTTGGTTAAAACAAATGCAAGCATTTTGGTTACATACCGAAATACCAATGCAGGGAGATGTGAAGGATTGGAATGAAAATTTAACAAAAGAAGAAAAACACTTAGTTGGTAATATCCTTTTAGGATTTGCTCAAACCGAATGTGCAGTATCAGATTATTGGACAGGTATGGTTACCAAATGGTTTCCAAAGCATGAGATTAGACAAATGGCAATGGCATTTGGTTCTCAGGAAACAATCCATTCAGTTGCATATTCTTATTTAAATGAAACATTAGGATTAGATGACTTCGCAGGCTTTATGCATGATGAGGTTATGAAAGAAAGATTCGAGTTGTTAACAAATACAACCGCAGATTGGACACCTAAAGATTTAGATACTAACCACAAAGCTAGAGTTGAGGCCGCTCGTTCACTTGCTATCTTTTCGGCATTTGCTGAAGGTGTGGCATTATATTCTTCATTCGCTGTATTGTATTCTTTCCAAATGAGAAATCTATTGAAAGGAATCGGACAACAAATGAAGTGGAGTGTTAGAGATGAATCCTTACACTCAAAGATGGGGTGTCAACTATTCAGACACATGTGTGATGAATATCCTGAATTGTTAGAAGAAGCAAAAGCTGACATCTACAAAGCAGCTGAAATCATTAGAGATTTAGAACACAAATTTATTGATAAGATTTTTGAAATGGGTGATTTAGAGAATCTTAAAAAAGATGACCTAAAAGAATTCATTACAAAGCGAGTTAATGAAAAATTAGGAGAGCTGGGGTATAACCCAATTAAAGGTGGAGATGATTACTTTGAGTTTAACGAAAAGAAAGCATCTGAATTAGATTGGTTTTATCATCTTACCGGTGGAGTAACCCACACCGACTTCTTCGCTATGAGACCTACTGATTATAGTAAGGCGGGTGAAGGTGAAAATTGGGATGATTTATTTTAAAAAAAGTTTATGAAAAATTACGGAGAAGATTTTGGATGGGAAGTAGATGTTGATTTTCCATCTTGGGGAAACAATGAGATATACATAAAAACTATA